TAGTTAACTAAGTTAACTTGTTTGTTAACTTAAATAAAAAATGAAGTGTCAATCAAAATACCCCCCCTCAAAATCTCGGATTAATAATTTTCTAAGGGAGAGCGGGAGTGTGGGGCTGACTGTTCAGAAATAATTGAAATTCTCGCGTGAAAGGGGGTGCTGATAAATTGGACCTAAAAACACAGTCTTTAGAGCTTAAAAAAGAACTGAAGAAAGATAAATCATTTAGTCAACGTAAATTAGCGGAATATTGCTCTGTTAGTGCTTCGATTGTAAGTCAGTGGGTAAATGGAAAACAAAAAATCAGCGATGCAAAACTTCCTCTTGTCGAGTCATATTTTAATGTTAACTTTTCTAATGATAAAAAACCAAAAAAAGTTAACAAAAAGGCAAAAGTTAACCAAGTTGAAAAAATAACTGATAACTTAATCAGTTCAAGTAGCCATCTCAAGCCCCCTGATTCCTGTAATGAGAAGTATGACTTAATTCGAAATGATTTATCAGATCAACTCGAGGCTCAGGGGAAGTTCGGAAAGCACTATGAAAGTATACTAGATCATCTAGTGTACTTTTTTAAATTGAAAGATGAATTGCAGTATGACATCGAAACAAATGGAATCAGAATAGAAATATCTACTGGTAATGGACATCCTAAAATTGTTGACAATCCATCGATTAAAAACTTGAATTCAGTGAGTTCGAGAATCATGACAATTATTAAAGACCTGAACCTCGAAGATGAAGAACCTGCGGATGGTTTTACATTTGATGAATTTACCTAAAATTGTTATTGAATATATTGAATTTGTCAGCAATAATCCAGACGCAATATCCAATGATATTAAGAAACTAATAGAAAATGTGGTAATTCCAACTTTTAATGATGAAAATACTTATTTTGATGAAGAAACTTTCAACCGTTGTATCTCGTTTTGTGAGAGGTGGTTTTATCCGCTATTTCCTTTTCAGAAGTTTAGGTATGCAATGGCATTTGTATATCGAAAAGATAATCCAGATATAGTAATTTTCAAAGAGCAGTTTGATCTCATGGGTCGTGGGAATGGTAAAGATGGATATCTTATACCATTGGCATTATTCATGCTAACACCTATGTATGGAGTTAGTAATTACAACGTCGACATTGTAGCTACAAGTGAAGAACAGGCTATTAATTCATTCGATGTAGCATATAACATGCTTGAAGAAAATAAAAAAGTAATGCGCAAACTATTCTACTGGAACAAAACTGAAATTATTTGCAAACAAACTAAGTCAAAAATGCGATACAACACTTCTAATGCTAAAACGAAAGATGGTAAGCAAACTGGAATGATCATCTTTAATGAGCTTCATGCATATGAAGATTACAAGCAGATTAATGTTTTCTCATCAGGTCTTGGAAAAATAAAACACGCTAGAACGTGGACAATTACTACAAATGGTGTCGTTCGAGATGGTCCGCTAGATGAAAAAATATCAACAGCAGAGAGCGTTCTAAATGGTGAAGTCAATATGCTAAGTATGTTTCCGTTTCTAAATAGAATTGATAGTAAATTGATTGATAAACCAATGAAAAAGTATCTAGAGACATTTGATGAAAATGATATCGATATAACAGTTTGGGAGCAATCGAATCCGAGTCTAAGATATATGCCTGTACTTAAAGAACAGGTTATTACCGACTACGTCAAAATGTTAAAAACACCGTCTTTTAAAACTGAATTTTATGCAAAACGAATGAACAGACCAATGCAACGCCAGGAGCAAACTGTTACAAGTTGGGAGAATATACTTAAAGCTTCTTATTCTGACGTAACACGAAAAATAGGAAGAAGCCAAACGGTTAAGAATGGTAGTGCAGCAATTGTTGGTATCGATTTCGCATCATTTAATGATTTTGCCAGTGCTGGATTTTTATTTGAAGTTGATGGAGAAACCATTTGGATACAAAAAACTTGGATTTGCTCAAGAAGCAAATTTTTTAATGAAATGAAGTTCCCGTTCGACAATATTGGCCAAGAAGGATTTGAAGATTTTGAAGTCCTTGACCACGATTATATCGATGAACGTCATCTCGTTGGTTGGGTCTATGAAAACATGATGAAATACAACGTAAAGAAAATTGTGCTCGATAGTCATCGATTCCTATTGCTCAAAGCAGCATTTGAAGAATATGGAATAACAGTCGAATCTAGAGACAATAGAGATGGAATGGTACGGATGATTCGCCTTAATAACTCTGTTTACAACATAGTGGCTCCGCAGATAGAAAAACTATTTATCGAAGGAAAAATTAATATTGGGAACAGTGCAATGATGCGGTGGGCAATCAACAACACTGCAATGAAACGAAGTAAAGATGGTTCTCTTAGCTTTGATAAGATTGAACCAAAGTTACGGAAAAATGACCCTTTTATGGCATTTGTACATGCTATGCAGGCGAAAGAGTTACTCAAGACGCAAGTAATTACACTTTACATGTAATTTAGAAAGGAAAAACATTTATGAATCTATTTAAGAGATTTCAAAAGAGTTCGATACTTCTCGATTTTCTAGACGGTGATCTAGAAAAAACTGCAGAAGAATTAAACGTAAAAGAACTAATGATTGATCATGCGATTGATTTAATCGCTAAGCAAATATCTAAAGCAAAATTTAATTATTATGAGAATGGCCAAATTAGTAATGACGAAGTTTCGTACACATTAAACGTGAAACCTAATAAAATCCAATTAGCTAATTCGTTCTGGTCGGATGTGGCAAGAACACTTTTAAAAGAAAACGAAGCTTTGCTTATCGTTAAAAATAAGAAATTAATTCTTGCTGAGAGCTTTGATGTAAAAAGTTCAGAGTTTAACTCAATAGAATATTCAAACGTTAAATATACACTTGATGGAAAAAGTTACTATTCAATGAGCGCGTCTAGTGAAAATGCAATTCATTTATCGCTCGGTGATTCTGATATAACAAACGTTATCGAATCCTTTAATGCAGAGTATTCAGAAATGATTCAAGTTGCATTAAAGGGTTATTTAAGAAGTAACAGTAAAAAGTTCAAGTTAACGCTTCCAGGGGCAAACACCCAATACCAAGACCAGGATGGAAAAGAAGTAAGTGTAGATGATTATGTAAATGAAAAGGTTCTTCCAAGTCTATTTGATGTAGGAGATGGAGTAGTATCGATACCAAATAGTTTCCAGCTCGAAGAATTGAATATTAAAGAAACTTCAAAAACTTCAAGTGATACGAATGATCTTATAAAGAAATTTGGTGATTACGTCGCTATGATGTTTTGTATACCATTAGATGTTTTCTATGGTAGTCAGACTGAAAAATCTACCGGAACAAATGATTTCATGACTTTTGCGGTTATGCCGATTATTAAAATTATCGAGACTGGACTTAATGCGGGACTTATCTCAGAAAAAGACTATTTGAATAATACACGAATCATCGCAAACAAGTTCTCGATGCAGTATTTCAACATTATGGATATTTCATCGAGTATTGATAAATTGCGAAGCGTAGGATATTCGTTTAATGATACTCAAACATTTATCGATGAACCGACTATCGATGAAGAATGGGCTAATAAACGATTTATAACTAAGAATTATCAAGACATGAAATTCGACGAGCAACAGGAAGGAGGTGATTAAATGAACGATGTGATGCAATTTAAACAAAAAAATGAAACCACAACTGAAATGTACGTTTACGGAGAAATTCGTAAAAAAGGATTATTCGAGATGTGGTTCGGTGATGATGAAACTAGAACAGGTGCATTTGATATAAAAGATGCATTAGAAAAAGTGACAACACCGAATTTGACTGTACGTATCAACTCAATGGGTGGATCCGTAAGTGAAGGTCTAGCAATTTACAACCTTCTTGAAAGCTTTGAAGGCGAAGTCACTACAATTATCGATGGATTTGCATGTAGTGCCGCTTCAATCATTTTCATGGCTGGTAGTAAACGAATCGCACCTGAATCCAGTTTACTTATGATTCACAATGCGTGGTCCAGTGTTTCAGGAGATTCTAATGCACTTGAAAAGGCTGCAGAGGACTTAAAGAAAATTACACAACCAAGTCTCAATATTTATACTTCAAAGAGTAATCTTAAAGAAGATGAAATCAAATTGATGATGGATAAGGAAACTTGGATTACTCCTCAAGAGTCATACGACTGGGGATTTTCAACGACAATTGATCGTAATGAAGCGAAACAGTCTATTGGAGATGAATACTTCAAGAGATTAATTATCGAAAACAAATCTTTGAAACAACAATTGAATGAAATGAGTTTAGAAACCGTTGAACAGCCAAAACAAAACGTGACTGGTTGGGAGGGTTTCTTTTAGTTGATAAAGGAGAAAATTATGAAACTAAAAAACATTAATACTGATGCATTGGTACAGAAAATTCAGGAAGCTTCAATGGAAGGTAAAAGTGAAGCAATTGTCCAAGCGATGCAAGCGTTACTTGATGACGCAATGAGTGAACAAGTTACACGATATCAAGAAATGGCATCAGATGTTCAAGCAAATGCAGCAATGGCGGAAAAATACGGATTACGTCAATTATCTTCAGAAGAAAAAGATTACTATCAAAAAATCACTACTGGTGCATATAGTACTGAACAAGATAATTTGCTTCCTAAAACAGTTCTCACTTATTTATATGAAGATTTGAAAAAATCTCGTCCTCTGTTCGCGCACATTGACTGGGCACCTGCAGGTCTTAAAAAATGGATTGTTGGTGAAAAAGTTGGAAAATCAACTTGGGGTGCGCTCGATTCAAAGATCACGGAGGAAATTAAAGCCGAATTAAGTACTATTGATTTAGAAGCACACAAGTTATCTGCGTTCTCTTTAGTACCTCTTGGAGTTATTGAATTAGGGTTCGAGTGGGTCGATTTATTTATTCGTGAATCATTGTTAGAAGCAAATGAAGAAGGTCTCGAAGAGGGCTTTATTGCTGGAAATGGAAAAGATTCTCCGATTGGAATGCTTAAAGATTTAGATGGATCTGTAACTGGTGGAGTTTATCCGGACAAACCAGCTGTTAAATTAACAGATTTTACACCAGCAGGTCTTGCTGAAGTTGTTAAATCACTCAGTGATGACGGTAAACGTACAATTTCAAAAATGATTCTCGTCGTCAATGCTTCAGATCAATATACAAAAATTGCGCCAGCAACTGTATTTTTAACCGCTACTGGAGAGTATCGTCGTGTGATGCCATATGATATCGAAATTATTCCATCTGTAGCAGTTCCAAGTGGTAAAGCCATTTTGACACTACCTAAAGCTTATACTGCTGGTATCAATCGTATGGGAATTTCTACAAGTGATGATTTCAACTTCTTGGATCACTTACGTACGCACAAAATTGTTACATACGGTAACGGAATCATTAAGAAGAACAACATGGCGGTTGTGCTTGATATCACTGATATTAAGCCAGTAGCATTTAATGTTGCACAAGATGGAAAAACTGGTGAAGGAGCGTAAGCTCCTTTTCTCATTAATACAAGGAGGTAATTATGTATGAAGTAATCGTACGTTGGCATGACCTGAAGGATGATAACCATCAGTACCATATTGGTGATATTTATCCACGAGAAGGATTGAAACCCAACAAGAAAAGAATTCAAGAACTAAGTTCAACTAGTAACATTCGAGGAATTACTTTAATTAAGAAAATTGAAAAGAAGGTAGCCGGTGATGGTGAACAAGAGAGCGAAAACTGACGTCGATATAACTCAATTAATGGCTGAAATACGTATTGAGCAAAACATTTCGCCGTACGTTGAAGATGCATCGTTTATTCATTTAATTGATGAAGGTATTTATGACATCAATAATATGTCGGGTTTTAGAATTGATTATGATGAAGATCGTGATGCAAGAGCGTTATTAAAAATGTATGTTTTATATCGTCGTTTTGCGCGCCTTTCAGAGTTTAAGGAGGTATATGCAGGTGCTTACACCACTTTACAAATCAGGTACCACAATGCCCGTCTATAACGATGGGGTTGCGTCGATATTAATTATTGACCAGACTGATGAGACATATCCTCAAGATGTGTTAGTTAACACAGCTAAGAAGATAGGTTTCAAAATGTTATCAATCTCAGATCGTCTAAAGTTTGAATTTGAACAACGGGAGAAGAAAATTTCTCTAAAAATTAGAATCCCTCAAAGTATGGAAATTACATCAAAAACTGTATTGAAACTCGGGAGTGATTACCACAAAGTTTACAACGCATATCACTTTACGAATAAAGAGGGATTTCCTGAAACAGATTTAACTCTTGAGCCGTATACAGATCCACTTTTGAAGGAGGATGTAAATGGATAAAAGCAAGCTTATAGAAGTTCTCAAAAGTCTTGGAATACCCGTTAACGAAGGAATCCAAAATGATAACGATGTAAACAAAGCTCCTAGAATTGTACTTTTTGAATACTTATGGACTGACATTCCAGCAAGTGATGATGTTCATGCCACAGTTGTGACGTATCAAGTGTCATTCTATTCAAAAACTCCTCGTGATTCCAAATTAATTCTATTAAAAGAAAAGCTCAATGAATTAGGTGTTAGACCTCAAATAAATCATGAGTTTGTTGACAAAATTCCATCATTTCATTCTTTTTTTCAAATAGATATTATTGAAAATCTAGGAAATGAGAGAGAATAACGATTCGTTCGATGCTTTCCTAGAACTTAGTGAGTATCTTAGTGAGGTATCAACTTCAGTAAGTAAGGTACAGAATGTTCTAGTTAGTGCGGCAAAAGAGTATTCAAATGATTTGAGAAAATTGCCTAAACCACATTCAGATATTAGAAAAGCTGGATATACGCATTTACTCGATAGTATTGGGTACGTTAGGGCAAAAGACAATGAGGTCGAAGTCGGTTCTAAAACTGAATACTATTTGCGTTTTGTAAATGATGGTACAAAATCAAGCGCAAAAAGAAAATGGAGCACTCCAAGAACTCTATTTTTGAACAATACTTACGAACGAAACAAAGATAAGTATAATACACTAATGCTTCGCAAATTGAAGCTAGAAGGATAAGAAATGACTACAAAAAAACCATTTATTAAGCGCTCTGTTGGCGCACAATATACTGCATTCAATACACCAGGGGCAGATGGACAATTTGATTTAGCTGCGTTTGAAAAAGCAGTTAAACAAGAAGTTGTCAAAACCATTGGTGTTACTGAAAATGAAGAAACAAATACTGTTACTGCAAGTGGGAAAATGTATGCAACTGTGTCACAACGCAACGGTACTGAAATTGCGATGGATGTTGTTGCGTTTGATCCACAAACACTATCTCGAATGCGTGCAGAAACGAATACTGGCGGTCTTGTGAAAAGTGGCGAAGGTAAAGAACGACCATTTTTTGCATACGGTTATGTTGAGAAAAAGGATGCTGGAAATTATAAGTATATTTGGTATCCAAAATGTCAACTTGTATCGAACACAAAAGATATCGCGGATGGAGGCGAATCATTCAGTGAGCAGAATGATACATTAACCATTCGTGCTTACGCATTTGATGACTTAGGAAATGATCATGTTTACATCGACAGTGAATTTGAAAATGTTCCAGAAGGCATTACTGAAGATAAATTCTTTGCTAAACCCATTACAACAATTGAAGGATTAACAGAAGGAGCGTAATGCTCCTTCTGTTGTTAAAAGGAGGATCCAATGATTCTACAACTTAAATCAGGACAAGCAATAAAGCTGGAGTGGAACTATTTAGTACTTGAATATTTGGAAGAACGTGAAGGTTCAATGCAATTGTTACAGGAAA